CATTGAGGCAGTCGACCAGATCGCGCCAGAAACGCTGGAAGCAGTTATGGGCCTCATGAGGGGCTCAACAGGCGAGGTTCTCGCCTCGATTGACTTCAATTTTGTGGAGGAATGATATGTCAGCAGTAGATATTTCGGCAGTATCCCGCGTCATGGGCGTAGAAATTACATATAAGGATTTCAATGCTGGGAAAGCACGATTCCTGCCTCAGAGGATCGCCGTTATCGGACAGGGAGCCACTGCGAAAAACGGCACGTATCCGCTTACACCGAATGCTGACCTCACGGCAGCCGGATCGGCGGCCGAACTCTATGGCTATGGGAGCCCCTTACACCTGGCCGCTCGTCAGCTTTTCCCACGGAACGGCAATGGGATCGGTAGCATTCCTGTGACGTTCTACCCGATGAATGACGACGAATCAGGAGAGGCGGCTGCGGGTGCTATAGGCGCAACCGGCACACAGACAACGAGCGAGACTTTCAAAATTAAAGTCAATGAGATTGACTGCGGATATGTCACGGTACCGGAGGAATCAACAGCAGACGATGCTCTTTCACTTATTAAGGCGGCCATCGATGCTGTTCTTGATGTGCCTATCACTTCTGGATCTGTATCAACCGGAAGCTTGCCCGTAATGGCAAAATGGAAAGGTGAAAGCGGAAACGATATCTATATCGAAATCACTTCCAAGGGCGACAGCGGCATAACTTATTCAATTACCCAGCCCGCTGGCGGCGCAGCGAACCCGGACGTTAACACACCCCTTGCGAACATACAGAATACATGGGAGACACTCGTAGTCAACTGCCTAAACTACACAGATGACACGACTCTCGACAAGTACAAGCTCTGGGGAAAGGGGCGCTGGAATAGTCTCTCAAAAAAACCGGTCCTTGTCATAACCGGTACGAAAGATAATTATACTACCGTCAGATCAATTACCAATGCAGACGTAAGAAAAGACGATCACATAAACTTTATTCTTCCCGCTCCCGGAAGTAAAGAGCTCCCTTTCGTAATTGCTGCCCGCGCTATGGTTGACGACATCGCAAAAACTGCGAACAACAACCCGCCTTGCGGGTACTGCGGCCAGCTCGAAGGCCTCGTCCCTGGTCCCGATGGTGCCCAGTTCGACTACGCCGTTCTGGACGCGACCGTCAAAAAAGGGTGTTCAACGACGATCATCACTAACGGTGAAATCACACTCAATGATGTTGTGACCTGCTATCACCCCGATGGCTCAGCACTGCCGGAATATCGATATGTCTGCGATATTGTAAAGCTCATGAACGTCGTTTACAACGTTCGGCTTTTGTTTGAAAACGACGAATGGCGTGGTGCCCCCCTGCTTCCTGACACGACCCCGACAAGAAATCCGAGGGCGAAAAAGCCCAAGGATGCAAAGACAGCGCTCATCAATCTTGCTAAATCATTGGCAGAGTATGCGATTCTCGCAGAATGGGAATATACGGCGGAAAACCTTGAAGTCAGTATCGACGCCACAAATCCGAAACGGATGAATTTCACGTTTCCGTTTAAGCTCAGCGGCAATGTTGAGATCATCGACGGCGAGATACTCTTCGGCTTCTATTTCGGATCATAAAGAGGAGGTAAATCATGGCAGCAGTAGGCGGACCTTTTAAATCAATAAATATTGCAGGACGAAATTTCGTTGTAGCCCACGATGCTGGAATGGGCCGAGATCTTGGAGGAGACACGAACTCTGTTGAGATGAACGGCGACGGCTTATCAGGACGGCTAATTAAAGAAAAGCGAGCATGGAAGTATGACGGCATCCAGATACAAATAGATGATGATCAGAATGATCAGCAGTTTCTGCAGGACGTAGCAGACGCGAATGATTTCTCAGATATCACGGGCACCCGCGTAGACGATACGGTTTACGGTGGCAAGGGCACCATCACAGGCGAGATAAAGCTCGACGAGCAGAAGGCCCTCGCGGAAATCACCCTCGAAGGCCCTGGAAGACTTCAGAAACAATAAGGAGAAGGTATGGCAAACAAAGTAGATCATGCAACGGCAGAGGCTGAATTCACACGATGGGCAGAGGCCTGGGAAATCGACACTGATACCGCAAATATGAGCGAAGAGGACCGTGATTCATTCAACTCGCAGAAAGCAAAGCTCCTAAACGCTATCAAACGAGGCAGGTTGTCTTTCGACGAGGAGAAGGACGCTCTGGATTATATTCTCGCATACCCCGATAACGTCGAGACCCAACAGGTAACAATGAAGCGCCCCGGCGGTGCTGGCCTCATGGAGATGGATAAGTATAAAGAACGCGAAAACGTTCACAAAACTTACGCGGTTCTCGGCGAGATGACCGGTAAAACCACGGCTTTTTTCTCTAAGCTCGACGGAATTGACGTAAAACCTTTTTTGGCGGTGAGCTCGCTTTTTTTAGCTTCGTAGTCTCGGTCCTCCCACGTAACGGATACGAGACTACGGGATATGGCATCGGGCCCATTTGTGAACAGCTTTTGCAGATAACAGCGGACTACCCTGGACTGCCAGATGTAAGGACGTTAACGATTCCGGAAATCAGGTTCTTTTATGAACCGCTTCTCCCGGGACTCAAAGAAGACCAGAAAAAGGAGATCGAGAACAAGCGTGGCCGGTAGATTTTCAATCGACGTAGTTTTCAAAGCACTCGACAGTGTAACTCGTCCGGTTCGCGGTATGGCCCGCTCCACGTCCAAATTCTCTAAGTCACTCCGACGCGACTTCGCGAAAGCGCAGAGGACTGTAAAGAACTTCACTCGCTCAATAAAATCAGGACTCTCACGCGCAATCAAAGGCGCCGCAATCGGCGCTCTCATGGGCCTTGCCGTCGCAACCGGGGCGGCAGCTCATGAGTTTGTAAATTACGATCAAGCCATCACATCGGCGGCCGCGAAATTCAAAGATATAAATCTCGCAACCGGTGAAGGCCAGAAAACACTCACAGCCCTCGGGAAAACTGCACGAAAAGTTGGCGCCGAGACTCAATTCTCGGCCGTCGAAGCTGCTGGCGGTCTCGACTATCTTGCCATGGCCGGGTTCAATGCTGAACAGGCAATGGTATCACTCCCCAAAGTAGTAGACCTTGCCACGGTTGCACAAACCGATCTTGCCCGAGCTACTGATATAGCATCTGATGCTCTGGGCGCTTTCGGTCTGATGACCGATGATACCGCACAGCTTCAGAAAAACTTCACGCGCCTGAACGATGTCATGGCTAAGACCATGACCACCTCGAACACCGATATGGAAACGATGTTCGAAGCGATAAAAAAAGGCGCACCGACGTTCACGGCGGCCGGTCAGTCGCTTACAAGCTTTAACGCCCTACTTGGGAAAATGGCAAACTCTGGTGTTAAGGGCGCCGAGGCTGGTACGCAACTCAGGAATATCATGCTCCGGCTATCAAAACCTACGGGTGAAGCCTCGGCTGTGCTTAAGAAGCTCGGGATCAGGACTCAGGACTCATCGGGCAATTTTCGCGACGTAATCGATATTCTCGGCGATTTCGAGAAGGCGACAGCCAGTATGGGAACCGCTCAGAAATCAGCGGCACTCAATACAGTATTCGGCGCTCGGGCGGTAACAGGCATCAACGTTCTTCTGGCCGAAGGATCTGACAGCCTTCGCGAATACCGCAACATGCTCGATGCTTCTACAGGAGCAGCGACGGATATGGCAAAGACTATCCAAGGAAGTCTTCAGAACAGGATTAAAACACTCAAATCCGCAGCCCTTGAACTCGGTTTCAAGTTTATCGAAGCATTTGAAGAGAGGGGCGGTAGTGCAATAGATGCTATCACGAAAGTGATCAGAGATTTTGATGTTGCTCCTGTGATACATGCCGTAGAAACAGCAATTAAAGTTCTTAAAATTGTTTTCAAAATTATAAAAATTGCAGGCCCCGGTATTCTTGCAGCTGTAGCCGCATGGAAATCCTACAAACTGGCCCTCATAGTTGCAGCTACCGCCCAAATGATTATGAACGGGGCTTTGACGACTAACCCTATCGGACTTGTAGTAGTTGCGATCGGAGTTCTTGTCGCAGCCATTGTCTGGCTATGTAATAACTGGGATATGGTATCAGGCTGGATCACTTTTGTCTGGGATAAGATGAAAGTTTTCGGAGAATGGATCAAGGATGTTTTCGTCGGAGCCTGGGAGTTCGCAAGCGAAAAGATTCTCGGGATTTGGGATAAAATCAAAACAAAAATCGTTTCGGTTTGGAATAACATAAGTGAAAAAATAACCGCCGTTTGGGAAGTATTAAAAGACCCTTTCGAGGCTGTAATGAAATTCATCAAAGGTGGCGATGCGAAGATTACATTAGGCATCGAGGACTGGAGAGAAAAACGCAGAGAACGAAGGGAAGAACAAAGAGAAGAAAGGGAGCAACGCCGTGGACGCCGCCGCGTGTCAACCACACGCGAAACCTTATCCAGATCCTACTCAGAAAGCATCAATCGCTCTGAGATAACCGTCCGAAACGATGGAACCTCAAATGTCGATACCGATTCCGGTGTTGTCGCACCAGGCCAGAGAATACGGCTGCAACCGTCGGGATAGAATATGAGCTGGAAAGACAGACTTCAACCTGCTGCAATAACGACTCCCGACGGAAAGCGGTATGAATACCAGTATCAGGCTGTTGAAAAGACAATCCGTAATAAAACATCGAAATTTACCTTTTCAGACCGTCCAGGATCAAAGGTACAAAACTTTGGCGTCGGTGAAGTATCAATTCCGCTCACTATGTACTTCGCTGGCGGTGATTATGACCTGACTGCTCGCGATTTTGAGAAGTCAGCTGCGCTCCCTGGTTACTGCATCCTTGAACATCCTATGTACGGTGTTCTGAATATCGTTATCGAAGAGCTTTCCCGCGTAGATGACTTAGTAGCCCGTGGTAATCAAGCGGTTTTTACGCTTACCATCACCGAAACCATCATTGATGATATCCCTGCCTCGGATAAGAAAGCCCTTAACACCGCCCTTTCTGGAATCGATAACTCAGGAGCGATAATCGGAGAAAATTATCAAGCAAAATACAATTCAGCAGTCCTAAGAGAACAAGCAAAAACCCGTTTCGCCGATTTTGTTGATGATCTGGCTGAACGCTTTGAAGCAGTGAAGAAAGTAAGCGATGACATTAACACCGCTGCTCAGGAAGCAGAAGACTATATCACAAGTAATATCGACGACCTTCTTGGCGTTCCGTCTACTCTAATACAGAGCATAAACTCACTGATTAGGATACCTGCTCGCTCGACAGCCTCGGTTACTGCACGGGTCTCCGCATATGTCTCGACAATCAGATCCACAATAGATAGCATTACCGGCACAGTTGCCGACGTGTTCAACAGGCGGGAAGAAGCGCAGGGAATAATCACATCCTGCCTTTCATCTACAGCCGAAGCCCTACTCTCTCCTGCAGACGGCGACTATCTGAAAAAATCAGATATCACAAGCCAGATCAACACTCTGACAAGCCTTTACTATGAAGTGCAGAACTATCTCGATGAGCAGGAACAGAGTTCCGTGACAGCGGGACTCGCCTATCGCTACAGCGTTCCAAGCGAATTGATCAACAACATCCGAAACATCATCAGCCAGACAAATGGATACCTACTCAAACTCTGTATGAATTTGAAGCAGGAGCGACGAATAACAACAACCCAAGTCTGGGATATTGTTACCCTCTGTTACAAGCTCTATAGCGGAAAGGTAGACGACTACCTCGATTTTTTCATTGATACCAACGAGCTCACGGGCGATGAGCTTATCAACATCCCTGTGGGAAGGGAGATTGTCTATTATGTCTAAGCTCTACACCGTAAGGGCAGGAGATAGTTTCTCGAAAATCGCAGCCGCCCAGTACGGTGATGGAAGCAAAGCAGTCCTGATCGCCAAGGCTAACCCACAGGTAGCAGGGCGCGGTGTCAGCCTCGAAGGCTTCCCCTACATCTACGCAGGCGACAAGCTAACAATTCCGGATATCTTCGGACCACGCACTCCGCAAGAGGTCGATGCTGCTTTCAAGAACGAGCTTACCCTCATGATCGACGGTGTGGCCTTCACCTCCTGGGAGACTGCCACGATTACCAGAAGTTTTGACACTATAGCCGACAGCTTCACGATGACGACTCCGTGGGACCCGATGAACACCGAGCACCGAAAAACCTTCCAGCCTTTTTCTTATAAGCCGTTTTCACTCTTCATCGGTGGTGACCAGATTATGAGCGGTATTATCATAACTCATCAGCCGGAAACCGCAGCGAACAAGAACAAGATGACAGTCTCTGGATACAGCTACGCAGGGGTCCTTGCGGACGTTGGATTGCCTCTTACCCTCTGGCCATTCGAGCCTGACGGGCTGAATCTTTACCAGATACTTGAACTTTTTGCAGGGCCTTTTGATATTCACGTTGTCAAACCCACTCTCTCAGAAGCCTTTGAAGCTTTCTCCGACAGTGAGCGTGTGGATATGCAGCCCGAGCAGAAGATATACGACTTTCTTATCTCACTCGTTCATCAACGCGGTATTGTCCTTTCCAGTAATAATCTCGGCAAGCTCATCGTCCAGAAAGCGACAACCGTTCCGGCAGACATCACGATCCGTGCCGGACACTGGCCATTTGTGAAGTCCGGAGCAACATACGACGGACAGAGCCGTTTCTCATCCATCACAGTTATCGGTACCGAGGCAGTCGATGGCGCAGGAGAAGTGGCAACCATCGAGGATCCTGCCCTTCGTGGAATCCTCGTTCCTCGCCCGCATGTTATCAAGGCCCCCGATACTTCGGCTGGTAGCCTCAGGGCCGCAGCTGTCGCCGAATACGGCCGAGGGCTCGCTCAGGCAA